ACTCTGCTGCTGCTCAAGTGGGATCCGCTCTTCCGTAGGCGCCTCGATCGGCATGACGGCGAGGGGGCGTACCTGGACGACCATGGCCGCTGCGCTTCGAGGTCCGAGGCGGCCACGTTGCGCCGGGTGGTGACGTACGTTCTGCACGGCGGACGGTTCGGGCTACCCGACGGCTTGTGCGTGATGTCGTTGGGGCGAGAATGAAGACCCCCCCCCTACCCGCAAAATTACAAGTTCCATTTGGCTACCCCACTTGTAATACGCCTCTGGTGTGTTAGGGTGGCGCCATGATCCGCAAAACCAGCCAACGCCTCGGCAGCTCCGGTGAAGTGCTGTGCTCGTGCGGAAGTCGGTACCCGCGCAGAGAATGCCCGTTCTGCCCCGCGTGGCCGAGCACGAACCTGCTCCGCGGGCCGTGGATCATCTTGGACGGCTCGCGCTCCTGGTTCGTCGGCGACGATGGGCCGGTGGCGGATCACGACTACATCAAGGATCGCGCCTGCCGGGGCTGCGGCTACCTCGTGTACTCGTGCCGGCGCGTCGTTGCAGAGCAGACGGCGGCCGGCTTCGCGATCCCCGCTGACACGCTCGTGCCGGGCGAGCCGGTGCGCGTTGTCGTCGGCCAGGACCGATCGGTCCCGCCGCCGGGGTGGCATGTGACGCAGGCCTCCAACGGACTCTGGGTCTGGTACTTGTACGCGGCCACACGATCGTCCACAGGCGAGTGGCTGACCGCGGCCAGCACTCCAAGCGTGCCGCCCGTGCGCACGCGCGAGCTCGCCGTCGCCGCGTGCTGGGCCGAGTACGACAAGGAGCAGCCGCAGACGAGCGCTCCTTCCGACTCCGGGCCGTTCCAGGTCGGCGACGTGGTGCGGTGCGTGGATGCAAGCGATAGAAAGTGTCTGACGGTCGGGGCTTGCTACACAGTGCAGCGCGTGTCTGGCCTGGGTGGGAAGGCGGCGGTCGTTCTCGAGATTGATGGCATAATAGGCGTTTGGCTCGCGCGTCGCTTCACCCTCTTCTACCGAGGTGGCGCGTGAACAGCACCTCTGACCTTATCGGCTTCCTCGCCGCCGCCGCCGCGATGGTCGCGCTCACGCTGCTGTGCTGGGCCGTGCTCGCGCCGGTCGCGGTCGTGGTCGGCGTCTGGAGGGCGGCGTGAAACTCGACGCGTTTCGAGCACTCGTGTTCCGCGGAGTCGCCAAGGCGCTCGCGCGCAACGGGCACTGCAAGGGCTACGAGGGCGCGATCAGCGTTCACTTCCCGAGCTATCTCGATGTCGAGGACGGCGACTGCAACGAGGTCCAAGTTGATCTGCATTGCTACGTGCTCGGACCTTCGCGGCACTACAGCTGGCGCGGACCCACGCTCGCCAAGGCCCTCGACGCGGCGGCGAAAGACGTGCGGCGCTGGATCAAGGAGCTCGACCGCGAATGACGCCGCACGAACACCTGCCCCAGCCCGGCCCGGTGCTTGCCGTGCCTGACATGGTTCGTCGTGGAGACCTCACGTGCGTGGTAAGCGTTAGCGGCGGCAAAGACTCGACCGCGGTCGCGCTAGCTCTGCGCGAGGCCGGCGTGCCGTTCCGAATGGTGTTCGCTGACACCGGCTGGGAAGCGCCGGAGACCTATGCTCACATGGATTACCTGCGCGCGAAGCTGGGCACGATCGACGTTGTCGGCGTCCCTGGCGGAATGGTCGAACGCATCCGCCATCGCGCTGGCTTCCCTGCTCGCATGCAGCGCTGGTGCACGCATGAGCTGAAGATCGAGCCGCTACGTGCGTATCACGACGCGCTCGAGCAGCGTGAAAGCGTCGAGACCTGTTGTGTGATGGGCGTACGCGCAGACGAGTCGCCAGCGCGCGCCCAGTTGGTGCCGTTCTATGACGAGCCTTCAGGCGAGCGGTCTTGGGGCGGGTGGGTCTGGCGACCGATATTGCACTGGTCAATTGCTGACGTGCTCGCAATCCACCACCGACACGGCATACAGGTCAACCCGCTATACCGTCTCGGACACGGCCGCGTTGGGTGTTGGCCGTGCATCTTCGCCAACAAGGAACAGGTGCGCCTGTTGGCAGAACACGCGCCTGAACGCGTGGCGCTGATCCGCGAGCTTGAATTCGAGGTGATCCAGATCCGTGCAAAGCGGAACTCGGAGAAGCCGGGCAGATACAAGCACGCTGGCGGCTCGTTCTTCCAGAGCAACGCCGGTCGCGCGGGCTTCACTCCGATTGACGACGTTGTTGCGTGGTCACGCACCACCCGAGGCGGGAAGCAATATCCGCTGCTGCAGCCGGCACCTAGCGGCGGCTGCATGCTTTGGGGCGCTTGCGACCCGCCCAGCGAGCCCACGCCATGACCCTGCACCGTCTCGCTACCGTCGCGTTTCTCGCGTGGTGCTGCAGCGCAATCGCGGGCGGGCAAGAGTCTTCAAGCTCTGCAGAGCTTGCTGGCGATAGTGACGATGGTGGACAGACACCTGGGGTGGCACGCGACCGGATTCGCGGCCGGGAGAACGACGACCCAAGCGCGACCCAAACCACGCGCCGCCTATCCGGTGAAAAGATCGTGGGTTCAAGTCGAAGTCGTGGCAGCCGGGAGAGCCCGGCACTTATGCGAGCGCCCCGAGCTGGGGAGCCACGGCTCATAACCGGCGGCGAGTCGGTGCAAGTCCGACGCTCGCAACCATTGACCGCGCCATAGCGGTTGTGGTAACGGTGGGGCATGCGAGGGCTCACCGACACTCAGCGTCACGTCCTGCACGTGATTCGCGAGCACGTCGACAAGAACGGCTACCCGCCGACGGTGCGGGAGATTTGCGATGCGGTCGGCTACAAGAGCACCAACGCGGCCGGAGACGTCCTCAAGGCGCTCGAGCGCAAGGGGGCGATCGCGACCGACAGGATGCGCGCGCGCGGCATCAGGCTTCTCGAGCACGAAGAGAACGCCGAACATCGCGAGAACGTTGGGCACGCCCTGGAGCGAGCGGAGAGTCGAGTCCTCGCGCTCGAAAACGAGTCGGCGAGCTACAAGCTCATGCTCGCCGTGCTTTGCCAACGCGCGGGCGGGTCCATCAGAATCCTAAAATCGGAGACGCAGTCTCCGGGCTATCTCCTGCAACTAGAGATGCGCCATCGGCCCGATATCGGAGCCGTAGAGTTCCGCCTACCCCAGGATCGCAACGATGATCGAAGTCAGACCCGGTGAGAACGTCGAGCTGGCTCTGGCGCGAGCGGAGAGACGAATCCTGGCGCTCGAGACTGAGATCGCCTGTGTCCTCAGGGTCGTGCGCGCGCTCGTCCAGCGCGCCGGTGGCCAGCTTCGCGTTTTCGAAGAGGAGTACAGAGCCGTTGAGCCCGGCTCCGTGCTTCGTTCACACGCGCGGCCCGACATCGGGGCAATAGAGTTATCCGTTGGTGAGCGACCGTCAGCGAGCTCCATAGGCAACACTTATTACAAAGGTGGTTGACACTGGCATCCGACGTAGCTAGGGTTGCGGGCATGACGCAAGACGAGATCGCGAAGCTGGCCGACGAGCTCGGCGCGCTCAAGCTCGAGCATAGGCTTCTGTGCTCTGCGGTGGTGCTCATCGGCGAGCTCTGGGCCAAGCAGGCCGGTAACGGTGAGTTGCGCGAGGCCATCAACACGGCTGTGCAGATCGCGCGCCGGAGCAAGCGCCCCAGCGCTCTCGCCTCGCGCAGGAGGGGCTAGCCATGGCCGAGCACAAGATCACCGCCTACCCTCTCCGCTGGCCCGCCGGCTGGCCCCGGACGGTAAAGCGCAAGCCGGGCTCACCGTACAAGGTCACGTTCTTCCAGGCGTACGAAGAGGCTCGCGCGGAGATGCGCCGGTTCCATGGGATCGGCGTCGTCATATCGACCGACGTCCCTCTGCGCCGCGACGGCCTGCCCTACGCGGACGGCGACCCGCCTGACCCCGGCGTCGCCGTGTACTTCACGCGCGCCGGCAAGGAGTACGTGATCGCGTGCGACCTCTACGAGCGCGTGCGGTTCAACATGCGCGCCGTCGGTCTCGTGCTAGAGGCGATGCGCGCGATCGAGCGCAGCGGCGCCACGCACCTGCTCGACCGAGCGTTCTCGGGCTTCGCGCAGCTCGGCAGCGGATCGCCGTCGACGCCGGCGGCCCGACCCTGGCGCGAGGTGCTCAACCTGGACGGTCTCGCTGGGCCGAGCTTCGCGGTGCGGGCCGCCATCGAGGCGTCGTTTCGGTCGCTCTCGCGCACCCGGCACCCCGACGCGGGCGGCAGTCACGAAGCGATGCTCGAGCTCAACGCGGCGCACGAGCAAGCGCTCACCGAGATTGGTCCATGACCCCGAAGCCTACGAGCGTCTGCCGCTGCGGCCTCATCCAGTACGGCAAGCTCGGTCTGTGCCCGCAATGCGAGTCTCCGGCCTCTTCCTACAGGGCCCCGGTCGCCCCAGTGGGCTGGACCAAGCTGCATACTGCGATCGCCCTCATACTTCTGGCTCTAGCTCTTTCCGGTCTGCACGCCGGGCACAGGCGAGAGGCGCAGGAGGTCACGGCGCAATGACCGCCGGATTCGACTTTCAGTTGATTGGCGTGGGGCGCCACAAGGCAACCTACGTGGTCCGGGTCGGCACGGCGCGCGCACTGCTCAAGGAGGTGCGGCGGCATCTTTTGTCGAGCGACGTGTCGATCGTGGACGGATTCGTAGTCGTTGGCGGCGCTCGTCCGGCTGGCCGCGTCCGAGGGATGAACGACCTGGCCGAGGCGGCGTTGCGGCGCTGGGAAGGTGGTCACCCGTGAGCAGCGAAGGCGAGGGACCATTCCGGCTGATCGTCGCGGACCCGCCGTGGAGCTTCGGCGATGCCCTGCCGGGCAAGACTCGCGGCGCGGTCAAGAACTACGCCTGCATGACTCTCTCGGACATCATGGCCTACCCGCTGCCGCCGCTCGCCGAGGACTGCATGCTGCTTCTGTGGCGCGTTGCAGCGATGCAGCAAGAGGCGTTGCTCGTTGCCAATGCCTGGGGCTTTGTCCCGAAGGCCGAGATCGTTTGGGAGAAGCTCACCGCGTCGGGCAAGCCCTGGTTTGGGATGGGACGCTACGTGAGAGCTGCACACGAAACCTGCCTTCTGGCAACCCGCGGCAAGGTGAAGGTCCTAGACCGATCGGTGCGCTCCAGGTTTGCGGCCAAGGTCGGTAGGCACAGTGAAAAAGCCAGACGAGTTCTATGCGCTCGCCGAGCGTCTGCTGCCCAGCCCGCGATGCGAGCTCTTTGCCCGAAAGTGCCGGCCCGGTTGGGCGCAGTGGGGACTGGAGCTGGGCGCATGGTAATCCGAGGCCAGGAGTGCTCGCCCGAAGAGACTCGGGCCCGCATCGAGTTGGAGCTCGGCGTCTGCGGCCCGCTCTCGGCAGAGAACTTGGCGCGCAGGCTCGAGGTGGAGAGCGTAGGGCGGCTGCGAAACGCGCTGCGCCGCCTGGTCAAGAGGGGCGTGCTCGAGGAGCACGAAAACCTGTTTTCGGCGAGGCAGGCGGTGATTCCGCTCGGGCGGTCAGCGGTGAAGCCGTGAGCGAGCCATTCCGTGTCGTGCGCGCGTCGCGGCTCGCCGAGAAGCTGGCCAGCGCAAACGTGGTGCTGTCGGAGAAGAACGACGCGCTCGAAGCGGACCGCGATCGGTGGCGCGCGGTTGCCGAAATCCGCGCGTGCGGGCATCCGGTGGCCGATCGGCACCCGGTCTCGATGGGCGGCGTCAACGGCTACCTGCAATGGTGCGCCGTCTGCGGATCGTTGCGCTGCGACACCGGTTGGTCCGGACAGCGTAGCCTGTGGCTGAGCCCGTCGCTGCACGAGGCGCGCAAGGAGCGTGAGCCGTGACGAAGGAGCAACTGGAGCTGCTGGCCCGGTTCGCGTCGAACGCGCGAATGTGGCCACTCTTTACCGGCGAGGCACGGGCGCTTGCCGGCCTACTCCGCGAACACGCGGCGCTGCTGGAGGTGGTGGCCGAGTGCGACAAGTTGCTGTGGGGCGACAGTCCCATCGGCGCCGCCATCGACCGATTCCGAAAGCTGGAGGCAGGGCAATGAAGATCTACGTCGCGTCGTCTTGGAGGAACGTGCTGCAGCCCGGCATCGTGCATGCACTGCGGCGCTGCGGACACGAGGTCTATGACTTTCGAAAGCCGAAGCCCGGTGACGACGGCTTTACCTGGAAGCAGGTAGGCGCGCCTACAGCCTTCGTTGACAAGGTCGATCCGAAAGTCTGGCGGGACATGCTGCAACATCCGCGCGCGGCCGAAGGCTACAACTCCGACATCGAGCACGTGCGTTGGTGCGAGGCCATCGTTTACGTACTGCCGTGCGGCCGCTCCGCGTCTTGGGAGTTTGGCTACGCGATGGGCCAAGGCAAGCGCGGCTACGTGGTTGCGCTCGACGACACGGAGCCGGAGCTGATGTTCCGCGAGGCGACCATCATCACGAGCATGCCCGAACTGTTCGACGCGTTCGGTGAACCGCTGGAGGCGGGGCAATGAGGCTTGACAGCCAGACGCTTGACGACATGGAGGGTCAGCTTCTCGTGGGCACGATCGGACCCCACGGCGACAGGTTCCGTCATGTGCTTTGGACGTACCGCGAAATGCGGCTCACCGACGCCGAGGCGGCGGAGCTGCGGGAGGCATGCGACTGCATGCAGACAATCGGCCCCGGACGGTACACAGATAGGCTCGTCGACTTCGCCCGCCGCGCGCTGGGCGAGTCGGTGCATGACAAGAGCGAGCTGCCAAGCGAGCCATGTCCGAGCTGCGGTCGCCCTGCGTACAGAGTGCAGATTACAGCTGTCAAGTGCAGCAACCCGCTCTGCCTGACGGCCGAAATGCCGCCGTGCTCATCAACGGAGCACGACGCCGCCAAGCAACCGAGCGGAGTGGACTGGACGCCAACGCTAGACGCAGAGGGCCGGCACGTCGGCGAAGCCTCGCGTGAACCACCTGCGCCTGCCGAGGCTGTGGCGCAGGTGGAATACAAGACGACCACCGGCATGGCGGATTGGTCCGGGTATGCGGAGGCTCCAGTGCCGCCAGACCCGAATGATTGGGAGCTTGTGGGTACATCCGCCGCTACGCTCGCCGGCGACGGTCTGCTGCGCTTCGCACTGTTCTGGACCTGGCGTCGCACCGCCTGCGACCGGCTGCGGGGGCGAGCGTGAGCGAGCTGCAGAAAGATATCGAGTCCGCGATCAACCGGCACAGCGCAGAGAACGGTAGCAACACGCCTGACTTCATTCTCGCGCAGTACCTCGTGTCGTGCCTCGCGGCTTTTGATGCTGCCGTCAACAGGCGCTCGGCGTGGTACGGACGCGAGGACGCCCCTGGACAGCCTGACTGCGCGCCGCCTGCTACGCCGCCCGTCCTGACGCCCGAGCAGGTGCGGGAGCTGCGGGAGTGGGCTGGGCCCCGCGCCTGCAACAGCTATCTGTATACGGCCACCGACTGCAGGGTAGCGGCGCTCGTCCTGCGCCTGCTCGCCGCGCACGGGGGTGGGTGATGGGACACGTACACCGCGCACGGATGATCGGAGAGCCTGGCGCGCAACACTTAGCCCGCCTCGACGTTGGCCACGACGTGCAAGTTTTCTCGATACGCAGGCTGCGCAAGGAACGGCAGTGCGCTGACTGTGGTGTAACCATGCTAGTCGGCATGTCGGCGTGGGGTGAGGCCGCATCGACCGCGATGAATCGCAAGGACCGGTACTGCACGCACTGCGTCAATCAAGCGGCCAAGCGCGCTCCTTCGTGGAGCGACGCGCACGGGGGTGGGTGATGGCGGACTGCAACGACTTCTGCCCGCCTGAGTTCACCGGCCGCTGGCGAGACTGGCACCGTGGTAGCGGCTGCGCACTCGACGACGGGAAGCCGCGAACGCCGGAAGGCGCGCAAGAGATCGCGGCGCTTGGCGTGGACCACAAGCGCGCAGCCGAGCCGGAGCCCGCGCCATGACGCACCCCAACTGGGCGGCTGGTTTTCACCGCCACATTCTGTGTCCGCACTGCGGCGAGGAAGACCACGAGCGCGCCGAATACCCACGTGTACTGAAGTACGACGGCGACAGGGCCGTGACCGAGTGCGACCACTGCGGCAAGCCGATCAAGGTGACGGTATGCGTGACGTACGAATACGCAACGGAGCCCGCGCCATGAAGTGCGTCGTGTGCAGGGAGCGGGAGGCGATCGCAACGCGCCTGGACGGCGTGATTTTCAACACGTGCGGGCCGTGCGAATTCAACTGGATCGAGAGTCGCATGAGCGCAGCACAAATCGTGGACTGGGCCGCCCGGCGCGCGTGGCGGTTCGCGGCGAAGCGGTATCGGGGGAAAGCGAGGAAGCGGTGATGGCCCTCCACGACTATAGAAGGCGCAAGGCAATCGCCCGACGGTTCAATCCCAACAAGGCGTCGGCCAGCTTTCTGTTCATGCAGATCGGCTCATTCGGCGGACGGCTTGCGCGCACTAAGCGCCTCAGCAAGCTGGCGCGCCTGCAAGAGTTGCACGAGCGCTGGCTCGAAAGCGGTGAGCTTGCCAGCGTGGAGCTCCATGACGTATTCGTAGGCGTAGACGCGCTGGTCGACTCCCTAGAAAGCTTGCTCGGCAGGCTGAAGAAAGCGCGGCGGCGCGCATTGGTGGCGCCATGACCGCGCTCGCCGATGCGGCGCGCGCGCAGGCCATCCTCGGCGCGTACGAGGAACTGCGTGCGACCAGCATGGTCACGGCCGCGGGCACCGCGCATTCGCTGCAAGCGGCGTTGCTTCGCGACATGCAGCAAGCCCTGGCCGCCCACGACGCGGAGCAGGCGAATCGTGGTGAAGCCCCAACGCTGGAGCAGGTGCTCCGCAACGACCAGCCCCGGCCGCTACGCAGCATCCTGACCGTGCTGTGCGACGCGGCCGATCACCTGCTGCACGGACACGACTGCGATGCGCAAGGGCACGAAGAGATCAGGTACACGGCCATTGCGGCGCGTGAGTTGCTGTCCATGCTCGGTGGCCCTGTCACGTGGACCGGGCCTGGCCTAGGTGCCAGCTCAACGATCGAGCAGGGCAAGCGCGCAGACAAGCTCACGCGGATCGAGGCGGTGAACCGACGTTGCTGGGACCCCGTGGAGGATCTGGGCACGCACGAGGCGATGGAGCTGATCCGCGCCATCCTGGAGGAGCCGTAGCGGCGGATGAGCTGCTTTTTCAACATCGCCTGTCCGCCCCTGCCGTGCCTCGTGCGGGCGGAGTTCCTACACGACGGCGACGGCGCCTACCTCGGTCAGTACGAGCGCGGCATCGCTCACCGTGTGGTGCTCGCCCCTGGCCACGCTCTACGCTTCATGGTCGTGACCGAGCGCGGGGCGCTCTTCCATGGCCTTCCGATCCATGCCCTGTGCCTTCGCGAGTGCGAGCCACTGCCGCTGCACGTGCTCTCGCTGTGGAACTGCATGTCCTTCCACGCCGCGGTCTACAAAGACCCGTGGCGCTCCGGGCTCGACGTGCAGGTGAAGCTCGGGGACAACTCGGTCGCGCGCGGCGAGGCCGTCATGAGCGTCGACTACGTTCACGCCGAACCGCAGCTCACCGACGGCGGGTGGTCCATGCTCCCCGACGAGCACAAGGAACACAACGTCATCGCACTAGAGAGCGGTCACCTCGCCGCCATGCCCGGCAACCGTATCATCTGGCTCGACGCCTCCTATGTGAGTAACCCATGGGACCTGGAGAAAGACCGTCCCAGCTACAAGACCAACACGAAGACCTGGAGCGTGGAGGGTAACCGCTCGGTCTCTGCCGGCGGCGAGATGTTCTACGACGTGGCCGTCTCCGCCGAGGATAGCCCCAGCCGACCGTGTCCCAAGACCCGCTTCGGGAAGCCGTGCAAACTGGAGGACGGGCACGGCGGCGGCTGCTCAGTCGTGCAGATTGACGGCTAGCCACAAACTAGTACATTGGTGGTCATGAAATCCGCTGGCGAGAGACTGAAGGCGTGGAGGGACATCAAGAATCTTTCCCAGCGCGACGCGTCCGAGAAGCTCGAGTGCTCCCAGGAGCAGATCTCAGCCCTCGAGACGGGTTCACGAAAGCCTGGTCGGGACCTCGCCTTCAAGATCTTCGAGGTGATCGGCATTCGGCCAACGGAGTGGAATCGGCATGGCGCTCGGCAGCCTCGACGGGCTTGAAAACGTGGCCGTGCGTGAGGTGGAGCTCTTTCCCGCGCGCCTACTCTTTGAGCTCCCGCTCAAGGTCCAGCTCACGGTGAGCTGCGGAGAGTTCACGGCCAAGATCAGCAACGGTCAGGTGTCCCGCCGTCGCGGCGACGTCGTGTTTTCCGAGGCCGAGTGGCTCTCGATGGTCGCCGACGTGGAAAGCGGCTGGGCTGGGCCGGCGAAATGGCGGATGTGGTGCCTCAGTAAGCGCAAAACGAGCCTCGTCTTCGAGGGCGGCACGCCCAGAAGCACGTGCAAGCTTACCACAAAAGAGGTGCTTGCAGCCTACGAGGTAATGGTTATGGATGTCCGTACCGCGTTGAGGTGAAGCACGCCTAGCTGCCGACCTCTCGCGCACGCCCGCCCTGGGGGTCAGTCCCCTCGGCGGGCGGTCTTATCTTGGTCGAGCGGAGAAGACGCTCTCCTGCCCGTCTGCGGTACTCGAAGATGAGTGCCCGAGCCTGGCTCTGCTCCAGGAGCCCGCGGGCGTCGCCCTGCTTCAGGCGCAGCTTGGCAGCAGGCGCGATCTTGAGCAGCGTGCTCGTATTGCACTTGAGGTAGCGCGCGATCTCGGCGAGCGAGAAGTAGGTCTTGTGCCGGCGCTTTTTCGATTCGAGTTGGTCGGCCTTGGCCACGGGTTACCGGGGCCCTGATCACGGGTTCGCGGCCATGAGCGCGTTCTCGTCCGGCTCGCCTTGCGTCACTTCGTCATCGGGCCTGCCGAGGACTCCGCTGACCTCGGAGTGGACGAGGCCGTCGATGGCTCGGCTCGCCGCGACGAAAGCCTTCTGGGCGCGGGCGAGCGACTGTTGCCGATCGGCCACGAGCTTCTGCGCGCCAAGGAGCCCCGCCTCGGCGTCGCGCAGCTCCCTGCCCCGCTCGAGCACGAGCGCCCGGGCCCTCTGATACTCGGCCACCCTGTCGTCGAAGACTGTCATACGCGGCACCATCCTGTGGGTAGATGTGAGATACATGGCAAGGCTCTGACACGCTGTGGCGTCACGCCGCGTCACACCCAAGCGTGACGGTCACCCGTGACATCACACAAGCAGGAGCATGCAGGAGAGGAAAGCTTGACACCGGTGGCCAGTGAACGTAGCGTCAACACAGTAGTCAGCTCATGGCGACGCTGTCAAGGTTTGACACCGATTTTGAGGATGCGCACGTACACCTGGAACGTGATTGACCGCGGTGAGGTCCCCGAGGGGGCCAGGCAGGTCTTCTACACCTGCGCGGGATGCGGTCGTGACGCCCTGCTGCCCGTGGTTGGCCTCGTCATCGCGCAGATCGGCTCCGGGCTCGTTTTCGATGTCGGGCCGTGCGCCACACCCAAGATCATCAAGTGTAGAAAATGTCGCAGAGTTACGGAGCTTTGTGAATAGTGTACGGAAAACACTTCAAGAGAATGTACACGGGTTCGATGGTCGGCTCCGGCCCGGATGTGTTCGCCGTCTGGGGCTACATCATCGCCCACGCCTACGAGGGGACCGTTGAACTCAACCCGGTGCTCATCTCGGCTGCCATTGGTGGCGACCTCACAGTCGAGCGCGTCAACACGGCCCTCGAGTTCCTTGAGGCTCCGGATAATTGCAGTACCAGCAAAGACGAAGATGGTAGACGAATCGTCCGCGTTGGTGAGTTCCTGTACCGTGTCGTGAACCATGTTGCCTACCGGTCAATGAGAAACGAGGCTGACAGGAGAGAGTATAACCGCGTAAAGCAAAGGGAATCTCGCGCAAGGCGGGCCGTGTCAAACATGTCAACACAAGTTGTCAAAGATGTCAGCCATGGTCAGCCGCGGTCAGCCCATGCAGAGTTAAGAGAAGAGAAGAGTAAGAGGGGAGCAAGAGACGGACAGATCTAACTGGTAACCGTTGTGCTCCCCTTCTTAGCTCATAGCTACGGTAGGCACATCGCACTACACGCACCTATACCGTGAACGCATTCACAGAAATGAGACATTGTGGCAGAAGGTGAGCAAAAGGCCGTCTTTGTCGTACATCGGATCTTCGACATGAACGACGGGTCCAGGGTGGTCCTGGCGCTGAGGGCCTTCGGGTCGGACGAGGAGGCCAAGCGCTGGATCGGGGAGCTCGAGGCCAAGCTGTTCTACCTCGTGCGCAACTGTCAGATGGGTCCAGTGCGCCAGAGCCCGGACGGGAAGGTCTTCGTCGAGCCCGCGACCAAGGTGACTGCGTTTCTGAGCAACCTCGGCCTCGCCGGCTTCTCGCACGGCATCCGAGAGATGAAGGTCGGCGAAGACCTGATCGTGAAGCCCGCCGGCCCCGGCATCATCAAGCTACACTGACCGTGTCGAGCGTGGTACACATGTGGTAGCCGTGAAGCCCTTCGCAGATCTGTTGAAAGAGCTCCCCGGTGACGACGCCGCCGCGGACTTGGCCCCCCCCGTCAGGTCCGCGGCGGCCGTCGAAGTCTTAGCCGAACCGCTCGAGAGCAAGCTCGGCAAGCGCAACCGGGCTTCCCCGAAAGAGAAGCGCCAGGAGCGCCTGCGAGAGATCGAGGACGAGCTTCTGGGCGAGTCGCTTGCGGTGCTCAACTCGTCACTCAAGTTTGCGGACTTCGATCTCAAAGAGCAGAAAGAGCCGCCGGCCGAGTGGGTGGAGGAGCACGGGCGAGAAGAGGCAACGAAGATGTTCCGCATCGCGCAGCTCGCGAACATGTCGCAGAAGGAAGCGCCCATCGCGTTCATCATCGCGAAGAACCTGGCCGTGGGAATCGTGAAGGCGCGCGCGACTGAGCGAGCGGCCCCGCGCTCGCTTGCGCTCGTCTACCTCAATAGCGCCCCGCCGCCGAGCTTCCCGGTCCGGAGCATGGAAGAGCGCAGCGATGGCTGAGGCGAGTAACTACGATCCGCCTGAGCACGAGCGGCGGTACTACCGCAATCGTAATACGCACGAGCGGGCGTATCTCGTCAGGCGCGGCGGCGAGGACCACATCCGGCTCGATCGCACGGGACAAGAGATCACGAAGAAGTTTCAGCCGCACGAGTGGGAGGAGGACCGTGAGCACCGGCCGGTGAGCCGGATGCAGCTTGCGACCGTGGCGTACGCGGCCGACCTCCAGCTCTGCCAAGTGATCGGCCTTCATCACGAGGCCCGGCGCGTTTGGGGCTCGCTCAAGGACGAGGAGCGGATCGCGTTCAAAGAGAGTGGTCCCAAGGGAGCGCCAGTACGCAAGAGGCTCTACGCGGCCATCATGGGGGCTCTCGAGGGTCTCGAGAAATGACCGCGGGCGTTTTGCGTTCGATGCGCAAGCGCGCGATCGAGGAGCGCGAGCTCTTGCCGGCGCTCAACCAGGAGGTCGTGCCGCTGCTCGCCTCCATCCGAGAAAAGCTCAACTCCCAGTTGCACCTGCCCGCCGCGGGTACGACCTCTGGATTCGGGACGTTGGTCGTCGACTTCTCCGCGAGCAGGCGGGTCACGGTCGAGCTCGGCGAAAACGTTGCCGGCGTGACGCTCACTGCCCCGCAGGACGGCGGGGAATACTTCCTGCTCGTCAAGCAGCTAGGCGCGTTCACGATTACGGGCTGGCCGAGCAATGTGAAGTGGTTTGGGGGCGGGACCGCTCCGGTCATCACTGCGACGGCCGAACGCTACGATCTCATCGCCTTCTACTTCGACGGGACGAGCTACTTCGGTTCAGTGCTCCAGAATGCGGCCTGAGAAGCTCCAAGACGTTGCGTACAAGCCGAGCGAGTGGGGCGCGCTCTACCATTCGCTGCCCTATACCGAAGTGCTCGGGGCGGGCGCCGCGGGCCCCGGAAAAAGTCTTTGCCTGCTGATGGACCCGTTTGACCGGATCGCGAACGCGCACGAGCGGTGCCTCAAGCGCAGCGATCACGACCACCCTCTCTACTGGGGCGAATGCACGGGCTGGGCGCTGCATCTACGAAGGACGCGGCCCCGGCTCGAGCAGACCATCGCGCGCAGTAAGCGAATCTTCCCGAGGATCGACCCCACAGTACGCTGGGAAGAAGACAAGACCATGTGGACATTCCAGAGCGGCTACCGCTTGCAGTTTGGTCACTGCAAGGATCCCGACGACTGGGAGAACTACCTCAGTAACGAGTACGACTGGATCGGGTTTGACGAACTGGTGGAGTTCGAAGAAGAGCAGTACCAGAACATCATCCTGCGCCTTCGAAGCTGGGATCCAGTCTTCGGCGACGAGAAGGGCAACTGGCTCAAGATCCGCACGATGAGTAACCCGCTCATCAAGCAGAGCCACGGCGATCGCATCTCGGTCAAAAACCCGAACTGGGTGCGCGATCTCTTCGTGAAGCCGGCGCCGGAGGGGTCGGTGGTCTTCGAGCGCGAAATCGACATGGGCGATGGTAGTCCGCCCGTGAAGTTCACGCGAATGTACCTACGCGCAACGATCGAGGATAACCCCGACGAGAAGGCAAGGCGCATCTACAAGGCGCGCCTGCTGAGCGCTCCGTCCGTGCAGCGCCAAGCGATGCTCTACGGCAACTGGTGGGTCACCTCGGGCTCGCACTTCGCAGGCGAGTGGAACGAAAATCTTCACGTCTGCAGCCCGTTCGAGATCCCTGACGGCTGGGCGCGCTTCCGAACAATGGACTGGGGCTTTCGGGTGTTCGGCTGCGTGCATTGGTGGGCGCTGTCGCCCGACGACGTGCTCTACTGCGAGCGGGAGTTCATGTTTCGGCTCATGGTCGACAAGGACGTTGCCAAGCGCGTGCGCGAGATCGAAAAGGGGATGAGGCTCTGGCACAACGGCAAGAGCCGCATCTCGGGGCCAGCGGACAAGCAGCTCTGGGAAGAGCGCGGTGAGAGCGCGCCGAGCAAGGCGTCAATCTTCTTCGCGCACGGCGTGCCGTGGTTTCCGGCCGACCAGAAGAGCCGCGCCCACAATGCTGAGCGGGTGGCCAAGCGCCTCTGCGACCACGACAACGGAAAGAAGTCGCCGGGGATCGTGTTTTTCCGGACCTGCAAAAAGATGATCGAGGTCATCCCCTCGATTCAGACCGACAAGGACGATCCGTCGGTCCCCCAGTGGGGTGGGGACGATCACGCGTACGACAATTGCAGCTACGCCTGCGCCTATGCGGATCGGGGCCTGTCCGGGGTCTCCAAGATGAGGCCGATTGACGACCTCCACGACCCGGACGGGCCCGGCCTCGAGCTCGAGACCGCTGAGCTCGGCCGCGGCGGTTATGGAAACAGGGTGCTCTAGCTGGTAGGGTGAGCGTGATGGGTAGGCCAGAAGTGGTAATCGACGGGCCGGTCGAGTCTTCGGAGGAGACTCTGCCCGAGGAGCTTCCGACCGAGGACGCCGAAGCCGAAGAGGGCGAGCCCGAGTATGACGAGGACGAGCCCAACCTCGTCCCGATCTTCATGAAGAACAAAAAGGGCAAAGAAGCCCTCAAGAAGATCAGTAAGCAGGTCGACGAGGACTTCACTTCGGGCTGGGACGCTAGCGAGAACTACCGAGAGCGCTTCTCGGCCGACATGTCGATCTACACGGGCGAGCTGCCGCCGAAATCGGGCCCCTTCAAGTACAGCGCCAATACCCACCTGCCGGTGATGTCGCTGGGGCTCCAGAGAATCGTGGTCCGCTCGAGCGCGGAGGTCTTCGGCGACTGGACGCAGCCGATCACGGTTGCGCCGTGCAGCTCCGACTTCATGGCCGTCATGCGCAGTCAGGCGATGACCAAGCACGACACTTACCAGCTCACAGAGCAGATGCCGGAGTTCCGCCGGCAGATGGAGCGCGCGTTTCTGCTCTTCTACATGGCGGGCGACGCCACAACCAGGAGTTACAGAGACGAGTTCCGGCAGCGCAACGCTCACGAGACGCTCTCGTGCGAGGAGTTCATCGTTCCGTACGTGTACACGTCAGTCTACCCGGACTACTCCGACTGCCCGTGGCGCGTGCAGGTTCTCAAGCTCTACCGTCACGAGCTGCAGGCGTACGATGAGCAGTGGTTCGACGTCGAGAAGGTGCTCGACAAGGAAGCCCCGAGTTGGGAGGACGAACCTGAGCAACACTTCCGCGAGGCGATGGGCGAGCGCGAGGGAATCGTTGTTCCCGATGACGACAGCAAGGCTCCCTACAAGATCTTGCTCTACGAGGGTTGGTGCTCGGCGCTGCCGGGGCAGGAGCGCGACAGGTTCATCCAGGCGATCGTTGACAGCCGCACCAAGGCCGTGCTCTCGCTCCGAATCCATGAGGAACCGCCGCGCTCGGAAGTCGAGCGCTACGAGCGGCAGGTGGCCGAGCTCGAGCAGTACGACGCGGCCGTCGCCGCCCACGAGCAGGAGGAGATGGTCAACACGATGATCCGAAAGGGGCTAGAGGGCTCGGGCATCGCTTTGCATCCGAGCTTCGCCGGGCAGCTCGCGCCCAAGCCAGCGCCCCCGCCGCCGCAGTGGGTAGGAGACCAGGACCCGGCCACGGTGACGCCGGAGCCGCCGCGGAAGCAGCCGATTCACATGTACACCCATTGGGTGAACATGGAGCCGATCGTCGGCAACCTCGGCCTCGGGCACGGCCGGCAGCAGGCCGACTTCAATCGCGCTGCGAACATCGCCATGCAGCAGTTTACCGACATCGCGACGGCCGCCAACGCCGGAGGGTGGATGGTCGACGAGAGCGCGGTCGAGACCGAGCGCCCCCTCACGCTCGAGCCGATGAAGTTTCACAAGGTGAAGACCATCGGCAATAAATCGCTCAAGGACTCGGTGATGCCGCTGCGCAGCGACAGCGCTAACCCGCAGCTCATGGAAGTCGTGCGGCTCATGCTCGAGCAGGGGCAACAGGCTGCGCAGGCGCCGGAGATCTTTAGCGGCGAGCCCGGCAAGAGCGGCGAGACCTACCGCGGGGTGCAGGCACGAATCGAGCAGGCCAATAAGCAGCTCAGCGTTCCGACGCGCGCGGCGGCCCTGAGCGTCAAGCACGTGCTCAAGAACAACGCACGTCTGAACGCGATCTATCTCGACGAGGAGGCCAAGGTCTCGATGCTGAACCCGCTTGTGGGCCAGGCCGAGACGATCACGGTGCGGCGGGAATGGTACGAGCTCGACTACCACGTGAAGATCCGCGGCGACCTCCGGTTTGTGACGCAGAGCCAGCGCGTTGCCGAGGCGGACGAAGTCTTGATGATGCCGAAAGCAATTCCAGCGCTCGCGCAGAACCTCCACTTCCAGTGGCACGCGGCCAAGCGCGCACTCGAAGAGCGGGGCCGCTTCGACATGATCCCGAGCCTTGGCCCGGAGCCGCCGCCGCCGAAGACGGCCTTTGGCATCATGCCCGCGCCGCCCATGGCGCCATCGGGTAGCCAGCCCAATGCCCCGCCGCCGCGGGGCCGCCCTGCGCGAGCCGGCGGTCCGCCTGGGCAGCCGACGCGACCGGCGGGGCCGCAGGTGATGCGTGGATAGTGCGGAGCAACAAGAGCCGGAGCTTCCGGAGGATGAGGAGCTCGACACGCAACGGTCGTGGTTTGCCGAGCCGTGGACGAGATCTTTAGGCAAGGCGATGCGGGAAGAGGCCCAAAAGAGCCTCGCGGAGCTCCTGCGTCTCTGCGGCGGCAGTTCTGATCCCGAGGTTCGCGAAGCGTTCGCGCGCTACACGGTGCAGAGCAGGGCCGCGGCCCTCTTTTTCCCCAAAGGAAAGAAGTGATGGGCGACGGTGATCCTGGTGTGGCTCGGGCGCTCGGCGTCTGGAACATGGCCGAGCACATCGAGAAAGAGCTCAAAAGGCGCATGGCCAAGAGGGGCAAGCTCGGCCTGCCGCCGACGCTCGACGCCCGCCGGCTCAAGTACGGCGTCCCCAACGGGGCGTTCAAGATCGCGCCCATCTACGACACGGTCTACGTCTTCCAGCTTCCGACCGCCGACGGCACGACCTTCCAGGAAGGCGGGGCGATCGAGATGCCGCAGGCGGCGATGCAGCAGATCGTGAACGAGAGCCCGCGCGGGCTTTTGGTCGCGGCGGGCCTGCGGGCGCTCGACGAGCTCAGGAGCAACGGGGTCGACGTTGGGCACATCGTGCAGCTCCACAGGCTCTCGCCCTACAGGCTCTACGTCGACACGATCGCCGGCTACCGGTTCACGCTCGTGATGCTGCGCGCGGGCGACATCCGCGGCAGCGAAGACCTGCAGGCGGCGCTGGCCGCCGGCGAGTGCAAGGTCGTGTTCGACGAGAAGATCGCGCAGCACGTTTTTGTGGACAAGAAGGGCAAGCGCTGGAACCCCGTGCTTCCGTGGCTGCCCGACGACATGTGAAGGTGAAGGATGGCAAAGAAGAAAGACCAGCTCGACATCACGGGCGAAGACGAAGGCAAGAAGAAAGCTCCCGAAGAGGAGAAGAAAAAGCCCGAGGAGAGCGCCCCCGAGGAGGAGCCGGAGCTCTCTACCGAGCCCGAGGAGCAAGAAGAGGAGGACGAGCCGCCGTCGCGCGGTGAACGGCGAGCCGCGCGCGGCCGTAGCCGTCAGGCCGAGCTCGAAGAAGAGCTCGAGCAGGCACGGCGCGAGCGCGACGAGGCAAGAACGCAGGCGATGGCGTTTCTTGCGCGTCAGCCGGTTCAGCCGCAGACGAACGGCAAGACCGAGGAGGACCCGCTCGGCAAGGAATGGAAGGACATCCAGCGCGAGACCAGGGTGCTCCAGGCCGAGTGGCGCGCGCGAAACGCCCAGGGGCAGCCGGCCCTGACCCAGGCCGAGATCGACGCCTTCGAAGAGCGCGGCTGGGAGCTCGAGCAGCGCAAGCACGACGTCGCGTACCGAGCCGCGGCCAAGAAGCACGCCCCGCCGCCTAGCCAGGGGCCGCAGGGCGAGCACGCGGTCATGCTCACGATGATCAAAGCGGAGTTCCCGGACGTGGTGGGCCATCCGCAGGCGGCGCAGTACGCAGACGCGATGTTCCGGGCCAAGCGCGCAAGGGGCGCTCCGGACACCATGGAGACCCGCAGAGCCGCGCTCATGGACGCCAGGAAGGAATTCCAACTCGGGCCGGTCACGACCTCGAGGCAGCCATCGGCGGCCACCAAGGCCCGCTTCGCCGGCCCGACCCGTGGAGCGGGGGGCGGCGGCGACGAGCGGCCGACCACGATCCGGATGACCCGCGAGCACAAGCGCCAGGCCGATGCGATGTTTCCCCACATCAAGGACGACGGTAAGCGCCACGCCCACTGGGCGAAGACGGTCGGCGCCGACATCGCGCGCGAGAGCTGAGTATCTCGCTTGACACGGACGGTCAGCGCCCCGTAGGTTAGGACCATTCGGCGCGTGGCCCGCCAGGGCGCGCGTCAGGACGGCGCGGCGGGTCCCCGCTACCGCGTCTGGCGCAAGGGGAGGACGTTCGGCCGGTCTGCAAGGCGGCCAAGGAAGGTCCCCCCTGTGACGATCCCTCGCGCCCGAGCCGCCGAAGACGCGCCGAAAAAGAGAGTCGACCCGAAGCCGCGGCCGATCGCGCCGATGAGCTTCGCGCGGCTCGAAAATACCGATCCTGGCCGGCGCTACATCCAGGTCGACAAGTCGGCCCAGATTCACGGCATCGAATATTGGGAAGACGTCGGTTACCGGGTCGAGACGTTCACCGGGGAGCCGGGCTGTCTCCGGTTTCGGCGCGCGCGAAACGTCAGAGCTGGTGAGCCTCTCGAGGCGTACGGCCAGGTCGTCATGAGCGTCGAGATGGCGCGTCACGAGGAGATCGAGAAGTACGGCCCCGACGGCGTATCCGGCCAGAAGTCGGTCGACGATCTCGAAAGGCAGATCGTGAAAAAGCGCGGCGGCTTCGATCCGCTCCGCGGGCTTCACGGCGGCATGACGCGCGCGCTCGACTTCGCAAACGACACTGAGCCGCTGCGCGAAGTCGAGCTCAACGAGTAGAGGAACCCATGGCAGACAATCCCGTCCAGCACTACGGATTTCAGCCCTTCCGGACCAAGAGCGGCTCGGCGGTCCCGAGTCCTGTCCTAGGGCGCGTGGCCACGGGCTACCAAGCGGTGGATGACGCCGCGGCGGCAAACTGCGACCTCGGCATCGGCGATCCCGTGCGCAAGGTGTCGACCGGTTACTTCGAGATGGCCCTGGACGGGGAAACCATCTGGGGCATCGTGGTCGGAATCGAGCAGTACTACGACGGCACGCGGATCTTGGCCGGCGGCCTCGGCGGGAAGGTGCCCGGCGGCACGGCGTACGGAACCGTGCTCGACCGCGAGACCCGGATCCTGATCCTGCCGGTCGCCGACATCTGGTGGTCGGTGCATGTCGACGACAAGACGACGGCGACGACCTACGCGGCGTACATCGCGCTGCTCGGCGAGGAGTGCGACCACTTCAGCACCGTGAGCGGAGGCCGCGCGAACCCGAAGATCGACATCTCCGGCCACGGCACGGGCACGGCCGGCTGGCAGCTCATCGACGTCCAAGACCGCAACCAGGACTTCTCCGGGAGCAACGTGCGCGTGGTCGTCGAGTGTACCGAGCCGCAGCTCGACGGCGTCTGAAGTCTCGTTCTAGGAGAATATCACCATGTCAGTAATGACCTCAGTCATCGCGAACGAGCTTCAGAAGAACCTCTCGCGCGTGATCACAGACGACACGGACGGCGTGGCGAGCTCGATCGACATGCCCAAGTACTGCGACGAGCGCAAGCTGGACGGCGCCTGGGAAGAGGACCAGGAGATCGGTGGCATCGGGCTGGCGGTCGAGATGTCGGAGGGGTCGGAGATCCCCGCCGGCAGCATCCGCGAGGGATTCGCGACGCGCTACAACCTGCGCAAGTTCGGCATGCGCCTCATCGTCACCGAGGAGGCCATTGCCGACAACCGCTACCCCGAGGCGATCGTCGCGGCCAAGCGCCTCAAGCGCGCCATCTGGAAGACGATCGACATCGACGCGGCGCTCATGCTCGCGCGCGCCTTCAACACGGACTACACGATCGGCGACGGCGTGGCGTTCTGCTCGGCCTCCCACACCCTGCCCAAGGGCGGCACTTTCTCGAATCTCATCGCAACGGCCATGAGCCCGTCGCATGCCGCGGTGAGCATCGCGCGCACGCAGGCGGGGAGCATGCCGAGCCAGGACGGGCTTCGTGAAGGCTACAAGCTCAAGCAGGTGCTCTTTCCGATCGACCAGCAGACGGTGTGGGAGCAGCTCCTTGGGAGCACGATGGTGCCAGAGGCGGGCAACTTCGCGGCGATCAACGTCGTTCACAAGATGAAGCTCGAGCCCGTGCCGGTGCTCCAGTGGACGAACACGACCACGAACTACATCTACACGACCGATGCAGAGGACGGCCTCAACTTCCGGTGGGGATGGAAGCCGCGCAGCCGTTCGTGGGTCGAGAACAGTCACGAAGTCATGCAGTACAGCGTGACCGGGCGCTGGACGCGCGGCATGAGCAACGCGCGCGGCATCCTCGGCTGCAACCTGTGAGGTCACGATGAGTGCGTACGGCTCGTTCAACACGCAAAACCTCCCCTTTCTGAAGATCGGGGCAGGCTACCGCTTCGAGCTCGGCCAACTCTTGCCCGTTTCGGGCCGCGTCGCGGCCTACGTGCGCAGCACGGGCCCGCAGAACTACGACGACGATGCGATCCGGACGCGCCTCGTCACCACCCTGAACCAGGGCCTTGCCCAGTGCCGTAGCGGCTTCGGGGACGTGGTGATCGTCCTGCCGGGGCACGTCGAGAACGTCTCGGCAGCCGACTTCTTCAGTAGCCTCGTCGCCGGCACGCGTGTGATCGGCCTCGGGCACGGGACAACCCGTCCCACGTTCACCTGGACCGCGGCTGCGGCCACCTGGCTTTTGGACGTGGCCAACGCGACCATCGAAAACTGCATCCTGAAGGTTGCCGACGCCGCCAACGCAGGCGTGTCGGTCGCCGCCCCGATCACGGTCTCGGCCGCAGGCTGCGCGATCGTGGGGTGCCAAATCCGGTGCGACGGCGACGCGAACGACCTCGCGACGATCGCGGTCACGACCACGGCCGCCGCGGACGATTTCACGTTTGCGGAAAACGACTGCTACGGGGCAACGGCTGCCGAGAGCACGACGTTCTTGCAGCTCGTCGGGGCCGACCGGCTTCGGATGATCGGCAACAACATCATCTGGGCGAGTTCAGCGGTGGGCGTGGGCGTCGTTCGGTTCGCGACCACGGCGAGCACGAATATCCTCATGCTCGGCAACAGGATCGAAAACCGCAAGGCGGCATCCACCGCGGCCGTGACCTGCATGGCCGGCGTGACCGGGTTCGTGGACGACCTCTACTTGACCGTTCTGGGAGACCACGCGGATTTCGAGGTCATCGGCAACGCCAACGGTGCGTGGGCCGCTGCGGCCGGCTCGGTCGGGTTCGGCCCGCGTGTGTACGCGGCAAACCTGCAGGGTGAGATTCCGATCGCGCTGACTCCGGTGAGCGCGTAGTTGTAGCCGGCCTCGGCCGGTGGCCCAGGCCGCAGTTGGAGCCTGGTGCGAACCATCGGAAGACATCGAAGCCCGCTCTCGCCGCGCGGCGACTATCAGAAGCGTTGCGAGTACTGCGGCGTCTTGTGGCTCCGCTCCCAGCTCAGGATGGCCCCGGATGGTACCCTGCGCTGCCCAGACGACATCGGGCTCAAGGACTCGGTCACTCTCGATAGGGAGTACGCGGAGCGGTTCAGGCTGCCGGCCGTCCACAGCTCAGAGCGTGGGGGCAAGGAGCGCTGGCACAAGCCCTTCATCATGGACGAGCTCGCGACTGCGCCAATTGCTTGCTGGAGCGTGAGCCACAAGCTCAAAGAGTCGTTCACGGACTCGCTCTTGCGGCTTCGGGTCGGCTCGACCGAGACCGACGTCGGGTATGTGGACGACCGGGCAGAACTCAGCGACGGCGAGGTCGACACCGCTACGATCTCGAGCGCGGCGGGGACCTCGGCTGGCTACGTGGCCAAGCTCTACGACCAGAGCGGCAACGGCCGGGACCTTTCGCAAGCAACAGCGGCAGCCCAGCCACGCATCTACAGCGGCACGGCGATCGATGTCCTGCCGACGAGCCCGACCGAGACGAGGTTGACCGACAAGCCGGCCATGGTGTTCGACGGCGTAGACGACTACTTGCAGCGCGACGACCTCCTCGGGCTCTCGGGCGACACCGCCATCACGGTGTATGCGGCTTTCAAGGCGAACGGCGTGACCGCTGCCGAGCCGGCGTCGGCCATCGAGATCGGAACGCACCCATCTCCGGATGCGTCGGCTGATACCTCGGACGGGTTCCAGGTTGGGCAGAGCATGGGATCGCTCGGTCTCGTCTTCCTGTTTGTCCTCAGGACTGGTTTTGTGGGGTCCGACTCGCTCCGGTTCTTCCGTAGCGACATGAACAAGAACCACTCGCAGGTGCTCGTCGCGCGCTACTTTGCGGGCCAGGGGATATCGGCGACGCGGGCCACCAAAAACGGATGCCCGCTGGCGGTGGAGTTCGACGGCTTCGCGCAGGAGATCCTGCTCAATCTGCAGAGCGGCGCTACGCGCATCGGCTACGATGGTGAGGTGGGCCCGACGCACTACAAGATGAGCATGTCTTCGCTTGCGGTGTGGAACACCGCGCTCTCGGATGAGGACGTGGTTACCCTCTCGGACTGGTCGCTGCGGGAGTACGGGATTTCGAGGTGGCACGGATGACCATCTCGAGCAGCAACACGCGCGAGCTCAACATCGGCCAGATCATCCGACTTGCGCGCCAGGTTCCGGGCCTAGCGCCACTCGAAAGCGGCATGGAGGGGCCGCAGTGGCTTGCCGCTGCGGAGTTCGGGAGATCTCAGCTCGAGCTCATCATCGACAGGCTCTCGACGGACCAGTACCTGGTTCGCCAGGTTGAGCTCTACACGACCACGGTGAGCGCGGCCGGCGACGGTGGCGCAGCGGCCCCCATCGCGCTTCCCGGCGACACCGTGGACGTCGTTGGCACGATCATGTACCAGCCGAGCGGGCAGACCGCCGAGAGCACGATCTATCCTGTCGCGCGCGAGGAGTGGCACGGGACGATCGACAAGAGCCGGACGGGGACCCCGAGCCGCTACTATCTGCACCGCGCGGGCAGCGTCCTGCTTTACCTCCTGCCGGTGCCGGACGTCGCTGGAGCAACGCTGCGCATCCAGCGCCAGAAGCTTCTTGCGGACAGCGGCGACGGCAACGCGACTCCGGACATCGAGCGCTACTGGGCGGACTACCTCCAGTGGGAGCTCGCCTTCCGCTATGCTGTGGGAACGTTGCCCATGGATCGGGTCAGCACGCTCCGCGCGGAAGCAAACCGCGCTCTTGTGGAGGCCAAGAGCAAGGCCAGGCCCCAGCTCTCGACACAGGCGGAACTAGGGCACATGACCGGATGGCACTGGAGGTAGCGTGGCGATTCAGCTCTACCATGGCGGGGAATCTCTCGGCGACTCGCTCATCACCAACTCCCCGATCTACACGAGCGGCTACATCTGGTATGTGAGCTCGGCGATCGGTGTCGACGCGGCATCGCCGCGCGGCCGGGACAGGACGCGACCGCTTGCGACACTCGCGCAGGCGCACACTAGCGCGAGCGACGGGGACATCATTGTGTTGCTCGACGGGCACACGGAGACTCTCACGGCCGCGGTCACCGTGAGCAAGCGGGTCAAGATTGTAGGAGCCGGACGTTCCGGAGGAAAGCCGACGGTCAAGCTCACCAATAATCAGGCATCGGGTTCGCTGCTGATCTTTTCAGGCAACCACGCTCAGATCCGAAACGTCTGGATCGAGGAGGACGCGCAGAGTAACGACACGACCAGGATCTCGGTGACCGGGGACTACTTCCACATGGTGGACTGCTACGTGGAGAGCAACTCGACGAGCGGCGGCGTGGCGGCGGTGACCATATCCTCGTCGGCGCAGACGCCCATGGTTTCCGGTTCGACGTTCATCTCCACTGCTACGGCGCTCACCGGGCAGCCGTACTCCGGGATTGAGATGGCTGGCGCGGTTGATGGCCTGCGCCTCTCCGGCGTGATCTTCGACGGCGGGACAAAGGGGTACGGCGGCTTTCATGCCCTCATCGACAACGCGGGCATGACGGACTTCTTGTTCGAGGACGTCTCGCTTCTGCGCGGCGCCGACATGAAAATCGCGGCAGTGGCGACCGGGATCATCTCCGGCGTGTCGGGCGACTCGAGCGCACTGATCGAGTTCACGGGCTCTGGAGCATAGTCATGCACCTTGTCACAGCGCTGGCGGCGGGCGTCCGCGGTGGAGAAAACGGCACGGCCGAGATCTATCGGCGCGGAACTCAAACGCGCGCGAGCTGGTACACGGACTCAATCGCGACGAGCACCAACGCCTCGGGCGACGACGTCGACCTCGACGCCAACGGCGGCTTCACCCTCTACGTGAACGAGGTCGTGGACATCATCGTGAAAGACTCGCTCGGGGTCGCCGTGCGGACCTTCACCGACGGCTACAGCGCGCCCGGCGTTGAGTACCGCGGCCAAAGCTTCACCGGAACCCATCCCGTGACGGGCGAATCGGGAGCGGGCTCGAACTATCCGATCACGGCCCAGGAGATCTTCGACCTCTGGAAGGACAGCGCGGGGGCCACGGATTTCAAGGTGCTGTTCAATGGGGCCGCTACCCTGCTTACGTCGATTGTGGGCAACCTCCTCGGGCTCGTATTCAACGTCAAAGACTCAGCCTATGGCGCCGTGGGAGACGGTAGCACCGACGACACCGCGGCCATCAACGCCGCGATCACGGCCGCCACCGCGTCGGGCGGCACGGTGTTCTTCCCTGCCGGCACCTACAGGGTGACGAGCCTGATTACGGTGCAGCATGACGTGAACTTGGTCGGCGCAGGATCGGAGTTCACGGCGATCCTCACAGACCACGCTACGGCCGGAACCCTCTCGTACAACGCCGCGGGGTCCGGCAACCACGCGAGCAATCTCTTGTCTGGTCTGCGGATCGGGGCCTCCCAGGCGAACACCGGTGCCCGGGTCAACATCGTGAGCGGCGGGCGAGTGGTCATCGATCGCTGCCGGCTCGGGAGCACGACCAACAGCAATGGCTACGCGTTGCTCATCGCATCGAGCGCAACAACGCGCCTTCACGTCCGAGACAGCATCCTCGTCACCAACGCAAGCAACTCTTCGGTGGTTCGTGGGCTGCAGAGCGGTGGACGATCGGTCTTCGAGCGCTGCTACTTCGTAGAGAGCGCCACGAGCTACACGCCCGCCGACACCGGGGCCGGCATGGTGAGCGGCATCAAGATGACGTTCATCGATTGCGAGTTCGACGCCAGCGCGGCGACGGCCGGGACCTTCACCTACTACTATTCCGAGAGCACGACGCTCGACGCCGTCTTTCGCGGCAATAGGTTTCTTGCGACGGGCGGAGCCACAGCCACAGCCTTCGAGCTCGGCGCGTACACCGCGACCTCGTTTTTCAGCGAGGAGGCAAGCACGTTTGGCGCGAGCGTGACGGCGTACAGCTACACGCACAGCGCCGTGGGCTCGGGCGGCGCCCACAAGGGCGCGCAGGTGAGGCTGCGGTCGCGTGAGACGCGCAGGACGTTTGTCACGACCGCGACCAACTCCCTGTCAATTCCAAACAAGGAATACGGGCTCATTGAGACCGAGATCACGGGGGCATTCACGGTGCTGATTTTTCCTCAGCACAATCTTCCGGAGGGCGCGGAGACGATCGTGACGGTCCGCAACCAGAGCGGCGCGGCCAGGACCGTGGATGGTGGCCAGGTGAGCGGCGGGGGCGTCACCGATGAAGCGCTTGTCATGGATAGCATATCCCTCGACGATAACCGCGAGGCGGTTGTTCGCGCCGTGTCGCTCATTGGCCAGATCGACGTGAGAGACCCAGGGGTTGATAAGGCGTACCAGTACGGATTCATCCACACGGTGACAAGCTAGTGCCCGCCGAGACCCGACCCATCCGGTTCGGTTCCTACGAGGCGAGCGGCCTAGAACAGCTCGCCGGGGCGAGCCCGGCCGCGCACAACGTGATCGTGGATCCGGACGGGTCCATGCGGCGCCGGCCCGGGATCAGCGCGTACTCGGGTGCGCCGAGCACGGTGATCGACTCGGGCGGCATCGTCGGCCTGCACGTGACGCTCGGCGGCGAGCTCATTGCGGTCGGGGCGCCGTCGCCATCGGAGGCGAGCATCTACAGGCTCACGGCCGGCGGCGCGCTCAACCTGTCTCAGGGGCCGGGCACGGCCCTTGTGGGGCCTGAGCGGCCCACCATCGCCGAAACGGAAATGCTGCTCTTGCTCGCGGCGGGGCAGGACATTCAGAAGGTGGAACTCTCGAACCTCGTGAGCTCGCGCCTCGGCGGGAGCCCTCCCAAGAGCTCGCACGTGATCGCGCACGGCGTCCGGCTCCTGGGCAACGATACCGAGATCGACAAGACCAAGGCCCGCTACTCTGGCGAGGCCATCGGCACGACCGACTTCTCCGGGCACGAGAGCTGGGCGCCGGGCGTCGACACTGCGGGATTTTTCACCGGCGAGGCGCGGCCGGATCCTGTCGTTGCTCTCGGCGAGAACACGGACGAGGTGTTCCTCTTCGGCAGCCAAACGACCCAGGTCTTCCGGCCAGACCCGGTTGAGGTCTACGCGCCGATCGGGACGATTCCGCTTGGGTGCGTCGCGCCCTACTCCATCGCGCGCAAGGACAACGATTTCTACTGGCTCGACCACGAGCGGCGGTTCGTGGTCAGTAACGGCCGCTCCTACAAGGTGCTCTCGGCGCCGGCCATCTCCCAGACGCTTCAGTCCATGGCCACGGTCTCGGACTGCTTTGGCTACCGCTGCTCGCTCGGGCCGAACGAAGCGATCGTCTGGACCTTGCCCACCGACGGCCGGACATTCGTGCATTACCTCGGGGGTGGCTGGGCCCAGTGGTCGGGCTGGGACAGCACGCTGGGGCGCTACACGCAGTTTTCGGTCACGGCCCATCATTTGCGTGGTGGCGATCACGTAAACCTGGTGGGGACCTCCGCGGGCTACGTGGGCAAGCTCGACCGGGCGGCGAGCACGGACCTCGGGGCCCCGATCGAGGCCAATGTCCAGACGGGGTTTATCAACCGGGATACCGACATCCGGAAGTGGTGCAAGTTCGTGCGGCTCACGCTTCGTCGGGGGGAGTCGAGCTCGGGCGAGCCCAGGGGGCGGCTTCAGTGGCGCGACGACATGGGGCCGTGGGAAACAGGTCTCGAGGTCAGCCTCGGCCGTAGCGGAGAGATGAACCCAACGGTATCATTTGAGAGGCTGGGCACCTATCGGCGCCGGCAGTGGCGGTTTGTGTTCAGCGGCTCGGAAGAGCTCGTGCTCGTATCGGCCGAAGAAGAGTATCAACTCTGCGACAGTTGAGGTGGTCGGATGGCCCTTTTTGGCGGTGGAGGCGGATTCGATCTAGGCGGAGTTCTGAGCATGCCTGGCAATGCGCTGGGGATCGACATGAGCGGGCTTCCGGTCGTTGGCGGCATGTTCCCCAATAAGCATGCCGAGGCCCTGGAAGCCCAGTTTCGCAAGATGATGGAGACCTACCAGCAGCTACGCGAACCGATGCAGCAGGCGCAGATGAACGCGCTCGGGCAACAGCTCTCGGTCTTTGGCCCCGTCAACGATCAGATCGGGCGGATGTACGGACAGGGGAGCATGTTCGATACTGCGCCACTCTTGCAGAATCCGATCCCGGCTGGCACTTCGGAGATCGGGGCCCCGCCGGGCAAGCCAACGTCTGAAGACTTCCGCAAGCGCGGTCTCATCGGCAGCGGGCGGCTCTGATGGTCTACGACCCGCGCACCGCACCGCCGGCAACCCCTGGGTATGTGGACCCATACTCGCAGGGCCGCGCTCCGCCGTCGTACATCGCCTCAGCCGGGTACCCAGTCAACTCCGGGCCTATGACGCCGCCGGCCCAGGCTGGCCTATTCGGTCCGGAGCAGTCGGCCGCCCAGCAGATTGCTGGCGGGGCCGGACTTCCGGCAGGGTGGCAGAACCAATTCGCGCCTGCCCCGCCCATGGCGCCAGGCGCACTCTCCGGGCCCGGCGTTGGCGAGCAGGCGTACGACCAATTCGGAAGCGGATTCTTCGACCCGGGGCGGACCGAGCAGCTTGCCGGGCAGGGGCTCTTCGATGAGCCGGGCCAGCGCGAGCAGTACTGGAACCAGGTGATGGGCCGCTTCACGGGCACTGAGCCGACGAGCAACAGGGCGGAGGAGGCGTACCAGGCGTACCAGTCAGGGCGCCCCGACTTCCAGAAAGAGCCTGGCTACGGCGCGTATTACGAAGATGCGGCGACTCGCCTACAAAACCGCATGGACAAGACTTCGGCGGCACGGGGCAGCTACGGAAGCAGCGTAGCTCTAGGGCTGCAGGGCGATGCGCTTGCGGGGCTCGAAGCCGATCGAGCCCGAACCGAGGCGGATTACGGCCTTCGGCGGCTCGGGGAAGAGCGTGCGTGGATGGGGCTCGGCGGCGAGCTCGGACGCGGAGCAGACATCAGCAGCCTCGCCGGCAGCCAGAACGAGCTGTCGTACCTGACGGGCGGCGCGGGGATTGCTGGCGGCGCGGCTGGTGACGAGCTCGCGCGGCAGGGGCTTGCCGTGACGGCCGCGACAGCCGCCGACGGGGCCGAGCTCAACCGGCTCGCGGCGGGGATGAACGCGGCCGGCATGGCGCAGAAGCTCGAAGAAGCGCGCATGAGCGGCCAGCTCGACAACCTCATCAAGGTCGGTTCGATGCTGGCCGGCATGTCGCAGGAGGCATACACGGCCATGATCGAGCGTGAGCTCGGGCTTGCAAGCGGAACGCTTTCAGGCGGCATCGCTGGCGCGTCGAGCGCGCTCAACCAAGGAAACTTCGAGCAGCAGTCGGCGACCGCTGGCCTCGGCGACGTCGGGCAGTTCCTGTCAGGTGGCACGGCGGCGGGCCTCTTCTAGCCATGGCAAACATCCTCACCCTCCGAGACCTCGCACCCTTCATCGTGCCGTTTACGCCGGTCGGCACGGGTTCGCGCGCTCTCTCTGAAGGCGTGGCCGCGCTCAACACGACGGCCGAGCGAAAACAGGATGAGTCGCAATTCGCGCGCGGGCTCACCCAGCGACAAGCGGAAGTTGGTGCCCAGAACCAGCGGACAAAGGACCGTCTCGCTGCGGACATGGAGCTGCAGCGCATGCGCGAGGCGGAGGCCGGTCGCGGCAGATCGGCCACCTTCGACCAGCAGGCGCGCGACGCGCTGACCAAGTGGGGAGGCGAATACGCGGACCCCGCAACCCGAGAGCAGGCGATGGCGCGCATGCCCGAGCTCGCGCAGTACGGCTACGAGTTCGTGGAGGTTCCCGAAGCCCCGGAGCCGCCTCCGTTGCCTGGTGAGAACGTGTTCACGACAACGACGCCCACGGGCGCAATGAGCATGTCGCGCGCCGGGTACTCGGCCGGCAGCGACGAGCGCACGGGCCCGCGCTACCAAGTGCGTCGTGCGGGCACTGATTACGGCACGCTCGATCCGTCCGGTCTCGCACTCAAGGAAGACGAGCAGCTCCGCGGACAGCTCGAGGCCCTTGGTGACCCCACGGTGAGCAGCGCCATCATGGGGAGCCCGATCGCGCGCGGCAAACTCGGATTCGAGGCCGCGCAGAGCATGTACAAGTCCGAGCGCGATCGGGAGGCGCGTGCGGAGAACGCTGCCGCCATGCGCGGCATGGCCGGCGCACGGCTCAAGTTGGCCGAGGCGGCGAGCGAGCGCGGCGGCGCACGGCTCGACGTTGAGCGCGACAAGATGACCGAGCGGCGCGTCAATAAGGTTTTCGCCGAAGTGGCAAACAGCGCGAGCCTGCGAAAGGTCAATGAGAGCATCCGCACGTACAAGGGCGCGCTCAGTAGGCTCGGGCTCGGCACAACGGATGATCCCAACGTCGTAGCGCAGCGCTCGGCGTTTCTGGCGCAGCTCAAGGCCGATCGGCCCGGCGCACTCTCCGATTGGGAGCAGAAGGGGCAGCAGGCCGGCGTCAACGCCATGACCGCGTTCGAGCAGGCTATGAACTACTGGGTCGGCGGCGGCGAGATGCCGGCCAACATGACGGGATTTCTGCGCGAGATGATCGATGAGGGAATTGGCAGGATGGAGGGTGAGCGCGAGGACATCGCGGGCACGATTGGCTCGGCCGTCATGACGGATCCGCTGCTCCAGGACTACGTCGGTGATCCGAAGAAGCTGGCGCGCTGGCGTGACAACCTTGAAAACAAGGTCCTCGGCGGCCAGGAGCCCATAGCCGAGGAGCCGGAGACGACCGCGCCGTCCGAGGATGACGGTCAGTGGGAAGACGTGGAGCCCTGATGCCGGACCCGTCCTACAAAAAGCAGCGCAACAAGGTCACCGGTGAAGTTCGCGAGAGCTTCGACGGTGGCAAGACCTGGCAGACTGCGACGGCGGCTGACGGGGCTCCCGCGGGCTCCGCGCCGGCAAATCTCGGGGTGACCGGGGCCGTTCCCAAGGTGCCGGCGGGGGCGCCCCCGACGCCCGAGCACGCGGAACTGATTGCCAAGGCGCAGGCGCTTGCCGGCGGCGGCGCGGCGGCCCCTGCGGCCGGACCCGCGGCGACTACGCAGGGGGGCTTGTCTCCCGCGCAGAGGGCCAAGGCCGCTCGAGCGAAGGCTGAGGAGGACAAGGCTCAGGCGCGCATGCGTGGCGACGCACCGAATCCGGTCACGTCCGATGGCAACTTCCCGGATCTCTCGGCGTTCGCCATGAACCCCTTCATGCGCGGGCTTGCCCGCGGCGGGACGTTTGGCTTCGCCCCCAAGATCGTCTCGGGATTGACCAACAAGCTGGCCGACGTGGCCGGTCTCGAGGATACCCCGCGCGCCGCCGGCCGCACCGCAGGCGCACCGGCCATGGGCGAGGACGAGGTTTCGCTCGAGCGCGAGCGGGCGCAGGTAAGAGAGGACGAGGAGATCCGGGCCGAGAGTCCCTGGCTCTACGGTGCTGGCGAGGTCGCGGGCGGCACGGCCGTGACGGCGCCCTTGCCGCTCGGCAAGCTGGCACCGAAGATCATCCCCGGGCAGGTGTTGAAGAACGCCGGCAGGCGGGCTGTGTCTGGCGCTGCAGTGGGGGCGCCAGCGGGCGCGGTGGCGGGCGTCGGCTATGGCGACAGCGGCGACTCGGTCGCCGGTCGCGCGGCCACGGGTGGCCTTATGGGCGGGGGGCTCGGCGGTATCATGGGGCCCATCATTGGACCGATCACGAGCCTCGTCGGCCGCGGTTTCGAGCGGGCCGCGAACCGGGCACGGGCGAAGTCAACCGGGGTAGGGCAGCCCGAGGAGGCGGCCCTGCGCAGGGCCAGCACGGTTGGCAAGGAGCCGGAGGGCGATCTGCTGCCGGGAATGGAGGACCCAGAGGCGGCCGGCAAGTTCGGCGCCGAGGTCGAGCGCCAGGGGCTCCACAAGGGAGGCATCGGCCCAGCGGGCTCCGAGCGGTACTACGAGCGGAGTAACCGAGCCGTGGGCGAAGTTGGCCGAGACGTCGGAAAGATCCACAAGCGAGTCGAGAAGCTGCCTGTTGACCTTTCGGAGACGATCTCGTTTCTCGATGACGAGGCGGCGCGCTTCGAGAGCATGAACATGCCGAAGACCGATGCTATCGCCAAAGAGATGCGCGAGCAGTCGGCTCGCTACGGGCAGAGCCGCGGCGTGAAGGTGGTGGAGCCGCCCGGAGAGACGATTCCCGCGGGCGGCAAGGCGCTGCCGGCCGACGCGGGCAAGCCCGCAAGCAAGGAAACGCTGGAGGTCACCCCGCCAACCGACA